GTGGCATCTACAATCACCAGGGATAATCAATTTGGCTGGGGAGACCTGCACCCCACGGAGCAGTATGAACTAGCGCGTAGTGTGATGAATGCCCGCAAACGCACGGGCTTAGATAGGGGAGGGACAGAATACATTGACTATAGTCCTGAGGTGTCTAAAGATATGCAGAGCCTTCGCGGAAGCGCAGGCAATGTAGGTCTTGGTAGTATCTTCTCTCCAGAACTGCGTACCGCCACCACGATGGGCAGAGTTTCCTATAACTACGATCCTGCTACTGATACATATACGGTATACGACTCCTATGACTTTAGCCCTGCCCAAGCAACCAACTCAGCATACGGTGTGGTGAGGTCTGCTGCCGGTAAGGTTGGGGTGATGGATGGAGAACCTAATGTAGTTGCTAGATTCAAAGGTTCTGATTATATGGGTGGTCGCCCAACGGATGGAACTGGAGGCTCTACCTATAAAGACATACAAGAATTTACCGGGGGAATCACCAGCGGCATTAAAGGACTGTACAACAAGCTGACAGACTATATGGACTTCAGCAATGGAGGTAAGGTAAAGTACCGCCCTAAATTACCCATTAAGAAATAAACTATTTTTGTAACAAAGAACAAAGCGATGAAAGTCAAGAAGTACAAGATGGGCGGTAAGCCAATGGCATACAAGAAGGGTGGACCTGTTGATCCCCCTAAGTTTCCAACCGAAGGCGGATGGACCGATCCCAATAGAGCCAAGATATCAGGGGACACTAAGGGAGAACTCAACCCAAGAGAGACTCTTGAACTTATGACCAAGAACGAACTTATTGCCGCTTTGGCTAAGAGAGGTACTAGTGGTCCGCAAGTGAGCAACGCTCCATACGCTAAGATTGTAAAGATGGCGAAAGAAAAGGATGTCTATCAACCTGCGCGATTGGCAGCCGTATCCTCTTGGAGAAAGAAATACGGTTCTGAACAACCAGAGCGTTAAAACAAAAAAGAGGGCTTAGGCCCTCTTTCTATTTTTAGCTCTTTCTACTTTCCAAAGCACATAATACAAGAGTATTAATGCTGGTTGTAGTATGACGAATATAAGTATGTTCGCCAAGTAGTATCCGTATCCATATTCACCGGGCGCTCCGCCAATGGCTTGCAGAATGTACACGCAGTACATAAAGAAATCTGTAACAAACTGCTCCATCACTCTTCATCTTTAGAGCCAAACAAACGGTAGATGAGAAGATCGCCGGTATGCTTAGAACGATGTTCTCCTACAAAGACTTGACATCCGTTGTTGGTGTGGTACATATCGTTTGCCCACGTAGCCCCTTCTTGAGCAACAATGAGTTTAACGTATGCGTCCCATTGTGTTTCAGTCATCACATCAATGTAGAAGCTGTCTGCCGCCAAGGAGAAATCCTTAAAGTCTTGTTGGACATAGGTGGCGTGGGAAGGACTGTTGTCGGTTACATTGTAGGTGATACCGTGTACAACAAGTTGGTCCTTGAACTGTGCAGAGGCGCTCAACGTGAGGGCCAATCCTGCAAAAAGAAGTGCATTTTTCATTTTAGTTAGTTTTATTGGTTCAACAAGTATACGAAATAAAAAGTACCTTTGTCAAGTCCCAAGTGAAAAAAAATGAAAGTAGGCAGAAAAAAAGTTATGGTTGATGCTCCAAAGGGATACCATTGGATGTCAGAATCAGGACGTTACTACCTGATGCCCCACGAAGGAAAATTCGTTCCGCATAAGGGCGCGTCCTTAGAGATGCCCTTTAAGGTGAAGGCTATTCACGGGAGTAAGAAGTGAAGTTGATCTGTTCTTCTCCCTCTACCTTTCTATAGAACCTAGCAATTAGAAGACGCGCCTTCTGCGTCAGCGCATAGCGCACCCTATAGCTGTATTTGTTTTCTTGACGGAACACCAGCGTTTCCATCTCTGAATCAGGAGGGGGACCCGTTAGCCTATTGAAATGTTTATATAGGTACTCCTTTTTAAAGAGGGGGCTGATGGTGCGGACCCTTAGTTTCATCTCCTCTCTTCCTGATATCTTGGAGGCGTGCTTGATGGTGAAGAACTCAAGGTCATATACCTGAAGCATAAAGAGGAACTCAGATTGCGACACATCGTAGTTCTCCACGATATCCTTTAGGGCGATGCCAATGTTCTTTAAGTTGTTGGCTTTGATGAACTTCTTATCAATGACGGAGAACTCTCTGTATTTCTTCTTGGGGTTAACCCTTGTCTTAGGCATAATCGTAAATTGTATCTTTGTGTAAAATTAATGTGGTATGTCCGATTTAACTAATCAGAAGATTAAAGACGCTTTTCCCTCGTTATTGACCTTGTCCTCTAACGAGGTAACCGGATCAGCGAAGGCAGTACAAGACGGAAACGGAACGGATACTGCGCTTGCGTTGTCTACCGGTACGGTAAACATTGACGGAACGCTTGTCTTTGATACTGTCCCGGCTACGGGTTCTACGGAAGTTAAGTGCCTATTGCTCAACGCTTCCAACCAAGTGGTGGAGAGAACGCTAGACACCACGGCATTCACTGGCTTAGCAGGAGCCATCACCACGGCTTCTACCCCATTGGTAAAGGCGGGTTCTAATGTCACAATGTTGGCATCCACCTCGCTTTCGCAACTAACCTCTGCTACCATTGCCAATGCAGACGATATCCTTATTTATGATATCAGCACCTCCACTTGGAAGCGTATCAATGCCGCAGACCTAAAGAGCTTTATCAATCCGACTCCTCAGTATGTAGCCCCTCAGGTAGTGGCTAGAAGAGGACTTCTTGGAATAGGATCCATTGGAACCACCTTTGTAAGAGTGGTTTTTGCTCCCGTTGGATCGCAGGACAATGAGACCATAGAGCTTGGCATCCCGGGTTCCATCGCTTTGAATGGTGGTAACAACGGAATTGACATCTCAACAGATGGGACCTATCAGTTTGATGTTGCCGTTGAAACGGATAACGCCTCCACCAACCTGGATGTCTTTGTGGAATTACGCATCGCTGGAAGCGTTGGTAGACTCGTAAGCGCTAAAAGAACTGGAGGAACCGATCCCAACACAATGTCTTTCTATACTACCGCGACATTGACTGCTGGAGATACCGTAGATTTGTATGTGAAGACCTCAACAGGAACCATAGAGATTACGGAGAACACGCAGTTATATGCACGGAAGTTAGATTGATGACAGGCAAAGAAAAAAGAATCACGGAGTTTCTTCTTGAAGCAAGGATTAAGATTGAGGAGATTATAGACCTTGCTGAAAAGTACGACCTGCGGGATGATTTGATATCCGCCATTTGTGTTGGTGTCATCAAAGACCAAGAGGAGGGCTACCATAAGATAGATGCCATAACAAGCATCTTTGCCGATAGCAAAGAAGAACTTGAGTCTGTCTTGTTTCATTTATCTCAATCGTATGTGGACGATGAAGATGAAAACAACGATATGCGAGACATAGACTTTTGGATGAACCTAGGAGACGATAGTATAAATTAAATGAAATGGAAATTATTAGAAAAATCATCGTTGGGCAAAATCCCAAGGATGCAATGGCCTATTTCATAGGTCAGAAATCTGGAGAGTCAGAAGTAGACTGCATTATCCTTGACGACAGGTTGTTGCAGAAGCACAACATCAGAAGGTACTTAGTATATATTAAGCACCCTGAGGATGGCATTATGCTTTGGAAGAGCATTGAGAATATGCCCCTGCTTATTGAATACGATTGTAACTTCAAGTAAGATGGAGGTACTCAATCATTTTGTCGTTCATATCCCCAAGGCGCTGAACGATACCATCACCATTGGAGGAAAGGAGATTTACCTAGAGAATAAGTACAATCCCTTTGAACATAGGGTGATGAGCGCAGAGGTGGTGTTCGTCCCAAAGCGATACAATACGGGTGTGCAACCTGGCGACACGCTCTACTTCCACCATCACGTGGTGCTTACCCCTCAGTTCTTTGATGAAACCCAGCAATGGTATCGTGTCAATTACGATCCCTTCGGAGGGAATGGCTGTCAAGCCTTTGCCTATAAGGACAAAGAGGGACAGATTCGTACCGTGGAGGACTGGGTTATCCTTGACCCTATCTATGAAGAGGGACTCAAGAGTGATATCATTGAGATAGTCACCACCGAAGAGGTGAAGAATAGAAAAGGAATAATTAAATACGATAGCAGAATCTTAGAGGAATACGGACTCAAGAAAGGAGACGTAGTGTACTTCTCTAAAGATGCTGACTATGAAATGGAAATTGAAGGAGACAAGGTATGGAGGATGCTTCACGACTACCTGATAGCGGTAGAGATGTAAAGTATAGCACCGTCCAAGCGGCTGCTGAATTGGTGGAAGCAATGGAGGTGGCTATACGCAATATGACGGCAGAGGTAAAGAAACCAGTGGACCCTGACCTTACCGGATCCGGGAGGAAGGCTGAACTGCAAGCCATCAAAGAGACGGCCTTAGCGTGTAAAGAGATGATTGTAGAGCGTCAGAAACTCCAACAACTTATCTCCGATATGCGTAGCAATGGAGAGATAGAGGAAGAGCGCGACTATAAGAGCGGCTTTGCAGAGAGATATAGCAAGTAATGGCTGGATTGGTAAATATAAAAGACGATGTTGTCATTAACATCTGCCCCAATGGGACGGAAGGAGAGGTGATTGAATTGTCTTATTTGCATATCCAGCTTCCCAAGGTTCCTCCAAAGAAAGATATCTTATTCTCCGATAAACCTAAGAAGGACCAGTATTGGAGAAGGGTTGATCCACCAAGGGAAATCTCTTCCATTAAAACGATGGACGAGTGGTATGAGGCTCCTCGTGAATTCCAAAATAGATTCGCCCCATATATTGAACAAGAGTTCAAGAGACGCAGGGATGGAGTGTGGTTTATGAATAATGGCACACCAACCTATATAACGGGGCATCACTATATGTTCCTGCAATGGAGCAAGATAGATGTAGGATACCCAAGCTTCCTCTCCTTTCAAAAAGATTTGTTTATCCACTTTGCCGCTTGTGAGTTTGACCCAAGGAGTATGGGACAGATTTACACCAAGTGTAGACGCTCAGGCTACACCAATATGAGCGCGGCTATCTTGGTAGATGAAGCCACGCAGGTAAAGGAAAAACTCTTGGGCATTATATCTAAGACGGGTGGCGATGCTCAAGACAACGTCTTTATGAAGAAGGTGGTTCCCATCTTCCGTTCCTATCCATTCTTCTTCAAGCCCATCGTTGATGGCACGACCAACCCTCGCGTGGAACTAGCCTTCCGGGAGCCATCTAGAAGGATCACCAAGAAGAACAAGGTGGTCCAAAAAGGAGAGGCTTTGGATACCATTGTAAACTGGAAGAATACCGTTAGCAATGCTTATGACGGGGAGAAGATGCATATCCTATACTTTGACGAAGCGGGTAAGTTTGAGAAAGGTTTAGACATCCGTGAGTTTTGGCGTATCCATAGAACTTGTCTATTGGTGGGTCGTAAGATTATCGGAAAGGCTTTGGTGGGTTCCACCGTCAACCCTTTAGATAAAGGAGGTCGTGAATACCGCGATATGTATTACGATTCGGACCCATTAGATAGAAACGAAAACGGAAGAACCAAGACAGGTCTTTATAAGATATTCATCCCGGCATACGATGCTCTAGAGGGCTTCTTTGATAGATACGGCAACGCTATATCTGAAGACCCCGAAAAGGCTGTCCTTTCTGAGGATGGATCAATGCTGGATATTGGAGCCAAGACCTTCTTAAAGAACGAAAGAAAGGGGCAGAAGAACAACAGCTACGAACTCAATGAGATTATCCGCCAGTTTCCCTTCACGGAAGAGGAGGCGTTCAGAGACTCTACCAAAAGCAGTTTGTTTAATATCCAAAGGATATACGAGCAGATTCAATATAACGATGAGATGTACCCAAACCCTGTTGTTACCGGGAACTTCGTTTGGCGCAATGGAGTAGTAGACACGGAGGTCGTCTTTACCCCTGATCCCAATGGAAGGTGGAGGGTTTCCTGGATGCCCCCTGCCGATATGCGAAACAAGACCAAGGAGCAAAACGGAAAGATTGTCGCGCCAAATGATATGTTTGGATGTGCAGGTGTTGACTCCTACGATATTGACGCTACCGTAGACTATCGCTCTTCAAAAGGGGCTTGTCATTTCTACAATAAGTTCAATATGCAATACCCTAGCAATATGTTCGTGGCGGAATACGCTTCTCGTCCTCCATTGGCGAAGATATTCTACGAGGATGTTTTGATGGCTGCTAAGTTCTATGGGTATCCTATCCTTATAGAGAATAACAAATACGGCATCGC